CTTTTTGTTAATCCTACCTAAAGGTTGGCTAATATAAACTAAAAACAAAAACTAAATAGGAGTAATAACTATGTCAAATGTAGTAGAAAAGTTTGGTCTAAGATCTTACAGAAAACTTGACGGTACCCCTTTAGTTGGAGCTCAGAACAGATATACAATTGCTAGTTCATATGCAACTGCGATTTACCAAGGTGACCTGGTTGTACCAGTAACTGGTGGTAACATCGAAAGACATACAGCTAACAATTCAACAGCTGTTGTGGGTGTTTTTAACGGATGTTTTTATACAGATCCGACTACTCAAAAGCCAACTTTTAGCAACTATTATCCAGGCGGTGTTGCTGCTTCGGACATTACAGCATTTGTAGTGGACGATCCAGACGCTGTTTTCTTAATGGATGCTGATGCGACTTTTGCAAGAGCGGATATCTTTCAAAACTATTCCGTTACTACAGCTACAGGTAACACAAAAACAGGAATATCAGAAGTACAATTAGATGTAAGTGTTTCTGGAACTAACGCATCATTCATTATTCAGGCGATTGATATATCTCAAGACCCTAATAACAGTGACGTTGCTTCAGCGAATGCTAATGTTCTTGTTAGAATCAACAAACACTTCTACAGAAGTGGAACAGGCGTATAATAAAGGAGAATAATTATGGCTATATCACGACAACAGCTAGCTAAAGAGCTAGAGCCAGGTTTGAATGCTTTATTCGGCCTGGAATACAGTAGATACGATAATCAGCATGCTGAAATCTACACTACTGAATCTTCTGACAGAGCTTTTGAAGAAGAAGTAATGTTAAGCGGTTTCGCTGGTGCACCAACTAAACAAGAAGGTGCTTCAGTTGTGTTCGATCAAGCTAACGAGGCTTACACAGCTAGATACACACACGAAACAATCGCTTTAGCATTCTCAATCACTGAAGAAGCTATTGAAGATAACCTATACGACAGACTTGCTCAAAGATACACAAGAGCTTTAGCAAGATCTATGTCAAACACTAAGCAAGTAAAAGCTGCACAGGTGCTTAACCAAGCACAGTTCACTGCTGTAACAGGTGGTGACGGAGTACCTTTAATTGCGAACAATCACCCATTATCAAATGGTGGAACGTTCTCAAACGTACTTTCAACTGCAGCTGACCTTAACGAAACTTCATTAGAGCAAGCTCTAATTGATATTCAAGGTTTCGTTGATGAGAGAGGATTAAAAATCGCTCTTAACGGTAGAAAAATGATAATTCCAAAAGAATTACAATTTACTGCTGAAAGATTGATGAAATCAACTCTTAGAACAGGTACTGCTGACAATGACATCAACGCTATCAATAACATGGGAATGGTTCCTGAAGGTTACAGAGTGAACAACTTCTTAACTGACACTGATTCATTCTTCTTGTTAACGGATGTGCCTAATGGTCTTAAACACTTCGAAAGAAGCCCAATTAAGACTGCATTAGAAGGTGACTTCGATACAGGTAACGTTAGATTCAAAGCTAGAGAAAGATACTCTTTTGGATTCTCAGATCCAAGATGTATTTTTGGTAACGGAAACTTACCAACTAGCTAATAGTTAACATATTAACCCTACAACGGGTACTTAAAAGGGGCGGTGTTCACATCGCCCCTTTTTTTATGTATAATAGAAACACTTAGAAAAATTTCTTATAGACTGACTAAGCAGACGGTATAGAGACTATAAGAACAACGCTATACAAAGGAGAATATTATGGCAAACACAACTTTTACAGGCCCAGTCCGATCGGAAAACGGATTTCAAACTGTAACAAAAAACACATCAACTGGTGCATTCACAGTTAGATCATCTTTCAATGCTGAAGGAACTTTTGCAGGTTTAGGAACAAGAAAAATCCAAACTTTTGCTGGTACATTAGCTGGAACAGATGCAGCAGATACTGCATATGCAGATGGTGATGTTCTTGTAGAATTAGGAACTTTAAATACTGATGCTGCAAGTGGTTTAGTTACACCAACTAAATTTTTCATTCACAGAGCTGTGATTTTAATCACAACTCCTGCAGGTCAAACTCTTGCTGGTAAATTAGATTTAAGTGCAACTACAGGTACAGCAACTAACGAAGCAGTGGATACTCCAACTGAAATCGTAGGTGCTGGTGTAACTTGTTTTGATCCACAAGTTAGTGCTGCAGCTTCTGTTACTGAAATTGATATTAATTTCAATAACACAGCAGGTAACTATCACATTTTTGATCCACTTATTACTGCACCGATTGCAAGTAAATACTTGTACGCTGCAACTACTACTGCGATCAATGCTGATATTACAGCTGGTAGATTTACTGCAGAATTAGAATACTCAGTATTATAATTTTAACCGTGGCTCCTTCGGGAGCCACAACTAAAGGAGAACTAAATGAGTTTTAAAGCAGACATACAAGCAACTAGATCTTCTGACGCTGCTGTCGCTACTACCTTAAACGAAGGTGGCGAACTAAGTGCAACTGATACTACAATCACATTAACTTCTGCTACTGGATTTCCAGCAGGTGGTGGTTTGATTATGATTGAAGATGAAGTTATTGAATACACAGCAGTATCAACAAATGATCTAACAGGTTGTACAAGAGGAGCTAATGGAACAACAGCAACTACACATGCTGATAGTACAGCTGTTAGTTTACTTGCTCAAATTATTGCTCCACCAGTTAGATTAAAAGGTATCTCAATTGCTTCAGACGCAGGCGGAGCTGGACTCGTGAGCCTTGCATCAAATGATGGTGTTATAAGATTCACTGGTGATGTACCAAGTGGTGATGTTTATACATTAAATATTCCTGAAGATGGAATTATGTTTCCAAAAGGAATTTACTTAAAAACATCAGCGAACGTTGAAGCTTACACGTTATTTACAGACAAATACAGTGCAGGGACTTTAACTTCGGACAATGGATAATTATACTGCTCAGCTTTTGAAGATGTCAAAAGGAGGTATGCCTTCTCGAAAAAAGAGTAAGGGATATTTTCGATCTACAAAAGCTGGTGCAGGAATGACACAAAAAGGTGTCGAAGCGTACAGAAGAAAGAATCCAGGATCTAAATTAAAAACTGCAGTTACTGAGGATAATCCTGGTAAGAAAAGAGCTGCAAGAAGAAAAAGTTATTGTGCAAGGTCTTTGGGTCAATTAAAACGATCTAGTGCAAAAACAAGAAAATCCTAATTCTAGAATTAGACAAGCGAGAAGAAGATGGAAGTGTTAAATGGCTTATTTAAATGCGAATCTACCACCGATCTATTGCAAGGTCAGAAAGGAATATCTTTATGATCTTAAAGAACATCATGGAGAAAGCGAAGATTGCGTTATCTTCGGTCTCACAAGCATATCAGGGCGTGCACTCTTATTTAACATCATGCTTCCCAATGGTGCGTGCTTTTGGCGTTTGCCTATCTCAGCGTTTTTCCAAAAATCGTATGATAGAGCCGATGTGCCGAATATGCAGACGCATGAGTTGGAATTGTGGAACTGTTTTAGTTACTGGCCTAGTGTTACTACTTTTGATTGGCTGGATGGTCTAAAAGGTAAGTTTTTAGGTTTAGACAAAAAGTTTTATCATGGAAAATATTTATTTACGATTGATTGGGGGCACCCAGATGTTAATATCTTGGATGTTGAACATTCTGAAATCCCTCAAGAACATAAGTGTGCACATATACTGGAGCTTGATAACGGTAATTTTGCAGCTCAGCCTAATAATCGCCTTTTGTGGCATGTTAATTCATACACTACTGATAACAGCTGGCCTGACTATAGAGTCCAAACTACTTATTGGGATGCAGAGGACTCTAGCATGGTTACGGAAGATAGTGATAAAATGTTCTATCAAATGCAAGATAAAGTAGAGGATTAATTATGAGAGATACAAAAACAATTGAAACTTTTTTAAAACAAAAAGATAAAACAGAAAAAGAAAAAATATTATTTAAAAATTTAAAAAAAGAAGTTGAGATAGGTGCAAACGGAACACAAAAATACGTTATAAAACAAGGTATTAATAAAGGTAAAGTTGCATCTAAATGATAGATAAGTGGTTATATAATTTTTTTGGCTTTATTGACAAAGTGTTTTCTGTAATAGAAACTTATAGTGTTAAACTTTCATCATGGTTGTG